AAATAAGTAAAAGATATCCGCAAGAACGCTAGACGGCAGTCGGAAAACCAAACCATGGTTTTCTATTGCCGTCTTTTTTTGTTTTTACGGATGGCCTTCTTGCGGATCTAGAGATTTTGCAAGGAGGCAAAAGATGGCAAAGAAAAGATATTTAGAAATAAATGGCAAAGAAATCGAAGTTAGTGAAGAAGTCTACAAAGAATATATGAAACCAATATGGAGAGAAAAAAAGAGAATCCAAAGAGCCTACAAGAACTTAGAAGAACTACAAGATAAAGACAGAATTAAAACAGTGGCTGAGAAAAATGGAAACTACGTCCAATCAGGAAGTTTAGAAACAGGCTTTGTCGAAACAAAAGAATACGGTCTTCCCTTATCCCTTGATGTTGCCGAAGAGGAATACGACTTTGAAGTAACTAGCGTTAAAAATACTGAGGACATAGTAACGTACAAACTTCTAGAAGAAGCATTCTTAGAAGTCATTAGTGAATTTTCTGAAAGAGATAAAAAAGTTCTAAAACTACTTTTTCTCTACGAAATGAAAGAAAGAGAAGTCGCAGAAGTAGTAGGAATATCCCAAAAAACAGTTAACAACATCAAAAATAAGCATTTACCAAAGATTCAAGAGAAATTGAGACCTTGGAAAAAATAATTACTCAAAAACTTACTAGATGTCCTAAGGAATATGAGGGAAGAAGTCTTACTCAAATACAAACAGGATGTCCTAAGGAGTATGAGAGGAGAAATCTTACTCAAAAATTTAATGAATGTCCCAAGGAGTATGAAAGGAGGAACAAAGTGGACTTAGTAAAAAACGAACAGATGGCAGAAAGTTTAATAGCCATCTCAGTTGTTGCCAAGAAGATAGCTATGGAATTAATGCAACCAGAGAAAGGAGAAAAAAGTGTCAAGAATAAAGCTACTAATGGAAATCAAAGAAGATGCAGAGAATCTTGCATCTAGTATAGGTGTCCTTCTAACAGCACTAGAAAGTGATGAGGAACTACCTAAAGAAGAAAAGGTGAAACAAGAAGAAAAGACCTACGAGATTGAAGATGTTAGAAAGATACTAGCAGACAAATCAAGATTAGGCCATACAGCTAAGATAAGAGAACTCTTAGAAAAGTATGGAGTTAAAAAGTTATCTGAAATTGATCCAAGTAAATATAAAGACTTGGTAGCAGACGTGGAGAAGTTGTAATGGGTGCTCACGCAATACTATCAGCATCATCTTCTAATAGGTGGATTCACTGTCCACCAAGCGTTAGGCTTTCTCAAAAATATGAAGATGAGGTTAGTCCTTATGCACTTGAAGGCACATCGGCTCATGCCTTAGCAGAATATAAACTAAAGAAGTTATTAGGTTTAGATACTAAAGACCCGACAGAGGATTTAGATTTTTATGATGAAGAAATGGATGAGCTAACTGAGGGATATGCTTCATATGTGACAGAAGTAATAAGTAGGTACGAAAGCCCAGCCGTCTTTGTGGAAGAAAGACTTGACCTATCAGACTATGTTAAGGAGTCCTTTGGTACAGCTGACTGTGTAGTTGTTGGCGGAAAAGAACTTCATGTAATAGATCTAAAGTATGGTCAGGGAGTTTTAATAGAGGCTAAAGAAAACACACAACTCATGTTATACGGACTTGGCGCATTAAGTATCTTTGATGGAATTTATGATATTGAGGAAGTAATTCTTCATATCTATCAACCAAGAAGATGCAATATATCAACTTGTGAAATCAAGAAGATAGAACTTTATGAGTGGGGAGAAACCATACGAGAAATTGCAGATAAAGCTTACAAAGGCGAGGGAGAATTTTTTTGTGGAGAATGGTGCATCTTCTGCAAAGCAAAGAACAAATGCAGGAAAAGAGCAGAAGAGAACCTAAAACTAGCACAAGAAGAATTTATCCTTCCACCAGAACTATCGGATTATGAAATTGAAGAGATTCTACCAAGATTAGACGAACTGGAACAATGGGCCAAAGATATCAAGGCCTATGCTTTAGAAAAAGCAATGAAAGGTCATAAGTGGAAGGACCTAAAACTCGTTGAGGGAAGATCTAATCGAAGATACAGAGATGAAGATGAAGTTATAAACAAAGTAAAAGAACTGGGATTCAACCCCTTTGAAGAAAAGATACTTGGCATCACAGCTATGACTAAGTTACTAGGTAAGAAAGTCTTTGATGAAAATATCAGCGACTTATTAGAAAAACCAAAAGGAAAGTTAACCCTAGTAAGCATTGATGACAAGCGAGAAGAAGTAAAAATTGACAATGTTAAAGAAGAATTCGGAGGTAAATAATATGTCAAATATGAATAAAACAAAAGTAATCACAGGTGAAGTTAGATTATCTTATGCAAATGTGTGGGAACCAAAGTCAATCAATGGTGGTAAAGAAAGATACTCAGTATCTGTCATTATCCCAAAGAGCGACCAAAAGACAATTGAGAAAATTGAAAAAGCAGTGGATGCTGCTATTGATGAAGGACTTTCTAAATTCAATGGGAAAAAACCTAATAAGAAAGCTATCAAACTTCCATTAAGAGATGGTGACACAGAAAAAGATGATGAGGCTTATGCAGATGCATACTTCTTAAATGCCAACTCTATGACAGCACCTCAAATTGTAGATAGAAACGTAGAGCCTATTCTTGATAGAAGTGAAGTCTACTCAGGAGTTTATGCAAGGGTATCTCTTAACTTCTATGCCTACAATGTTAATGGTAATAAGGGCGTAGCGGTTGGGCTAGGGAATATTCAAAAGCTAAGAGATGGTCAACCTCTAGGAAATAGGTCTAATGCAGCAGATGACTTCGATGCTATGGACGATGATGACGAAGATTTCTTAGCATAGGAGGTAGAAATGGACTATTTAATTACAGCGATAGTTTTAGCTATTTGGTCCTTTTTATGGTATAAGCTTGGATTTTTACAAGTTCAGCTAAAAGAACTAGATAGAGATATCAGAAAAATAGAAAAACAAATAAAAGAAGATAGAAAAAATAATTTAGCAGAATTAACAAAGCTTAGTGATAGCTATGAAGAGATTGTCCATAGATCTTGAGACCTATTCTTCAGTTGATTTAGGCAAAAGCGGTGTATATAAATATGCCGAGAGTGAGGATTTTGAAATCCTCCTCTTTGCCTATTCTATTGATGATGGAGGAGTTAAGGTAATAGATTTATCAAATGGAGAGATTATTCCTGAAGAAATATTATCAGCACTTAGTGATAAAAGTATAGAAAAGTGGGCCTTTAACGCAAGCTTTGAAAGAGTGTGTCTATCTAGGTTTTTAGGTAAGAGACTAAAACCTCAAGGTTGGTATTGCACTATGATTTGGTCAGCCTATCTTGGTCTACCTCTATCGCTTGAAAAAGTAGGAGAAGTTTTAAAACTAGATAAGCAAAAGATGAATGAAGGCAAGGCTCTTATAAGATATTTTTCTATTCCTTGTAAACCAACTAAAACCAATGGTATGAGGACAAGAAATCTACCACATCATGATTTAGAAAAGTGGTCTACCTTTAAAGAATATAACCAAAGAGATGTGGAAACTGAAATGGAGATAAAGAAAAAACTATCAGCCTTTCCTATGCCTCAATCAGAATGGGAAAACTACTGGGTAGACCAAAACATCAATGATAGAGGAATTTTAATTGATGAAGTTTTAGTTGATTCGGCGATTAAATTTGATGAAATCTTACGAGAAGAAAACATGGATAGAGCCATAGAATTAACTGGTCTTGAAAATCCAAATTCCCCCTTACAGCTAAAAGAATGGCTTAATAAAAAAGGCTTAGAGATAGACTCCTTAGCTAAAAAAGATGTAGAGTCTGCTCTTAAAAATACTGAGGGAGATATAAAAGAAGTATTGGAACTTAGACAAGAATTATCTAAGTCTTCAGTTAGGAAATATGATTCTATGAAAAATGTAAAAGGAAAAGATAACCGAGCAAGGGGTCTGATTCAATTTTATGGAGCAAATAGAACTGGAAGGTATTCAGGAAGGCTTATTCAAGTTCAAAACTTAAGGAGAAACAATCTAAAAGACTTAGAACTAGCTAGGAGTCTTGTAAAAAATAGAGATTACGAAACTATGGAAATTCTATATGAATCCCCGTCTGATATTTTATCCCAACTAATTAGGACAGCCTTTATACCAAAAGAAGGCACCAGGTTTATTATTTCAGACTTTTCAGCAATTGAGGCCCGTGTCCTCGCATGGCTTGCAGGAGAACAATGGGTACTGGATGCCTTTGAAAATGGAGAAGATATCTATTGCAGAACAGCATCAAGGATGTTTGGAGTGCCAGTTGAAAAGCATGGAGTAAACGGTCACCTTAGACAAAAAGGGAAGATTGCAACTTTAGCCTGTGGTTATCAAGGGGCCTTAGGTGCTCTTAAAGCAATGGGTGGTATTGAGATGGGTTTATCTGAAGACGAACTTCAATCAATAGTCGATTCTTGGAGAGAGGCTAATCCTAACATCGTAAGCTTATGGTGGGATATAGATTCTGTCGTAAAAAGAGTTGTAAAGACTAGAAGTAAAGAAGAATACAAGAACCTAGATATTAGCTATGAAAAGGGGATTCTCTTTATAGAACTTCCTTCAAAAAGAAGACTTGCTTATCCAAAGGCAAAAATAGGGATGAATCGATTCGGTGGAGAATCAATTGTCTATGAGGGAATTGTAGTAGGAAATAAGTGGGACAAGATTGAATCCTACGGCGGTAAATTTGTAGAGAACATAGTTCAAGCCATCGCAAGAGATATTCTAGCTGAGGCTATGATGAGACTTGAGAAAAAAGGATTTAATATCGTCATGCATATCCATGATGAAGTTGTAATAGAAAGTGATTCATCTAGTATCGAGGAAGTAAATGAAATCATGTCCATAGTTCCTATTTGGGCACCTGGATTATTTCTTGATGCAGATGGATTTGAAAGTGAATTTTATAAGAAAGATTAATGGAGGGTTATTCATGTTTTATGTTAAAGAAAAAATAAATGATTCTATGGAAATAAGCATTGAAATAAATGATGAGAATGTATTTTGCACCTGTCCAAAGTGTGGAAAAGAAGTTCGAGTCGATTTAGTTGAAGTATTGGAAGATGGCGATTTATTTTCTACTCAAGTTTGCTGTAATACTTGTAGTGAAACAATGAGGGATATTTATGAATAAGGAACTATACAACGGGAGTGGGTGCAAGGATCCCACTCCTTATCAAGCAATTAAAAATGCAGAGAAGAGATACTATCCCCTGGTATATATCTGCAGTCCATTTTCTGGAGATGTAGAAAATAATGTAATCAAGGCACAGAAGTATTCTCGCTATGCTTTGGATAAAGGAAATATACCAATAGCACCGCATCTTTTATTTCCTCAGTTTATGAGTGATGAAAGTGAGAGAAGACTTGCCATGCATTTTAATTATGTCCTTCTTGGAAAATGTGAAGAAGTCTGGGTCTTTGGTGACCATATAAGTCCAGGAATGGCAGAAGAAATAAAGATTGCTGAGAAGAGAAAAATGAAGATTCGCTATATAAAGGAGGTAGCCTAATTGAAGATATATACCTCGAATCAAATAGGAGTGGAGTCAAATTGTGTTTATCCAAATGAAATTAATGCAGTAGATGTTAGGTCATTTGAGAAAGCTGCGAGTTTTGATCATGTAATGGCTAAGTATAAAAATTCCTACAGGTCCAACGATAATTTTATAGAGTCAGAATGTGTTCCCATGGATATAGACAACGACCATTCAGAAAATCCAGATGATTGGATTTCAGCTAATGATTTAAAGAGAATATTTGATGGAGTTAAATTTGCCATAGTTTACAGCAGAAACCATAGAAAAGAAAAAAATGGAAAAGCTGCAAGACCAAGAATGCACATATATTTTCCAATTCCTAAGATTACAAATTTAGCTGAATATGTAGGAATAAAAGAAAGCTTGGCGGAGGCTTATACTTTTTTTGATGGAAATGCCTTAGATGGAGCGAGGTTTTTCTTTGGAGTTAAGAATCCTGCTGTTGAAATAGTTAGGGGAAGGAAATATGTAACAGAAATTCTAAAAGATGACTTTGAAGACTTCGATAACTCTCAAGACTTGATTCAGCAAGGCTCTAGAAACTCAACTATGAATCATTTTGCAGGTAGGGTTTTAATTCGATATGGAAATACACATGAGGCAAGAGAACTATTTGATAAAAAAGCTAGTCTTTGTTCTCCACCATTAGAATATGAGGAGTTAGAACAAATCTGGAGGTCAGCTTGCAAATTCTATAAAAAGGTAGCGGCAAATGAAGATTATGTGCCACCTGAAGAATACAATGAAAGATATGAGGAATATAAGCCAGAGAAACTTACAGATATAGCAATGGCTGAAATCTTTACTAAGCACAACAAAGATAAAGCTATCTACACGATATCTCAAGGCTGGCTTTATTGGACAGGCAAGAAGTGGGAAGATTCTGAACTAAAAGTAATGAGTCTATATATGGAGACTGCCAAAAAAGTTTTAGAAAATGCAAGCATTGAATTTAAAGAGACATATCAAGAATTAGCAGATGCTGAAATGATGGGAAGTAAGGAAGAAAAAGCACAAGCAAAATTAAAAGTAAATAGTGCAAAAGCCTATCTAAATTTTGCTAAAAAAATGAACGACCACGGAAAAGTATCTGGAATATTAAAACTAGCTAAGTCTTTGTTAGAAGTTAAAAATGAAAAACTTGATGCAGATGCTTTTATTTTAAATACACCTGTTGGAGTCATTGATTTAAAAACAAGTGAAATAAAAGAGCATGACCCGTCTTACTATTGCACGAAGATTACTGCCCTAGCTCCAAGTAAGGATAATATGGATATGTGGATAGCTACTTTAAGTGATGTAACTGGTGGAGATGATGAGTTTATTAATTTCTTAAAGTTCCATGCAGGGTCGACATTAATAGGTCATGTTTATGAAGAAGCACTCCTTATAGCTTACGGAGATGGAGGAAATGGGAAGTCTACAGTCTTTAATTCAGAGGCTCACGTTCTTGGAGATTATGCAGGTAAAATCCCAGCAGAGTCTTTAACTACAAGAGCAAAGAATGTGAAGGTTGATCTAGCAGAGTTATGTGGCAAGAGATTTATTCTAGCCTCTGAAACAGAAGAAGGTCAAAGACTGTCAAGTTCCATGCTAAAGCAGATAGCAAGTGTTGATGATATTTCAGCAGAAAGAAAATACTATGCACCATTTTCATTTACGCCAACGCATTCTACTATTCTCTATACAAATCATTTACCAAAGGTAGGATCTAATGATCGAGGTACCTGGAGAAGAATTGTGGTGGCTCCATTTTCTGTCGCCATTAAAAATCCTAAGACAGACTATATAGATAAGCTCCTAGAAAAAGCAGGTGGGGCAATTCTACAGTGGATGATTGAAGGAGCAAAAGAATATATAGATGCAGGCTTTAAATATCCAAAGTGTAATGTAGTAGATGATGCAAAAAAATCATATAAAGAAGAAAATGACTGGATAAACCATTTTATTTCAGATAAATGCATAAAAGGAACAAATTATAAAGAGATGAGTGCAAGGTTATATCAAGTTTATCGTGAGTGGGCTGGTTCAAATGGAGAATACATTAGGAACAATAGAGATTTTTCACGAGCCCTTATAGCAGAAGGTTATGAAAAGAAAAGGACGAATAGGGGAATTGAATGGGGCGGTATAACCATCAATGATTTAATGGAGTCGGAAGACGACTTTTTATAAATGCATCTTAGTGTAGCATTTATAGGCTAAATAAAGATGATTGTAGAGAAAAAAGTTTTTCTTAATTAATGAAAAATGTATACACTAAACTACAAAAAGACATGACTATTTACACTTGACTTAACACTTAAATGGCTTAGTATACGCATTTTGTATGGTGTGAATAGTTATAGCCTACTTTCTTTTATATATTATTTTTATTCTCTCGTGTAAAAGGTTTATATAAAGCTACACTATACAACACTTAAAAAAATGGAGGATTTATGAATTTCTATAACTACATGATGAAAAATCACTTAAATGAAAAGTCTCCAAGAGGAGATTTAGCAAGAGATATGAAGGAAGATAGAGACTTTCCTAAAAATAAAACGGGGAAATTTAAGGGCTGGAAAAGACTGATTAAAAATTATTTAGAAAGCCAGGGTGCTTGTTATGATTGTATGATGACTTTTGAGAACGCATGGAGGGAGTATGAAAATTGCGAGAGAAAGAGATTGAATCTGCCCTTGTTAAAAGAGTAAAAGAGAATAAGGGTCTTTGTCTTAAGTTTACATCTCCTTCAATGACGGGAATACCAGACAGGATAATACTCCTACCTAAAGGTAAGATAGGATTTGTAGAAACAAAAAGACCTGGAGGAGAACCAAGACCAATTCAGAAAAAGAGAATAAGGCAATTTAAAAACTTAGGTTTTAAGGTTTATGTTCTTGATTCCAAAGAAAATATTGACGAAATAATAAAGAGGATTGGTGGTGACTAATTGGAATACACTCCACATAAATATCAAAACTATGCTACTGAGTTTATAAAAGAAAATAAAGAATCAGCACTTCTACTGGACATGGGTCTCGGCAAGACGGTTATAAGTCTAACAGCTATAAAAGACTTACTCTTTGATTCTTTTGAAATTTCAAAAGTTTTAATTATAGCACCATTAAGGGTTGCCAGAGATACATGGAAAGATGAAATAGAAAAATGGTCCCACCTTGATATCTTAGATTATTCAGTGGCCATAGGAAGTGAAAAAGAAAGAATAAAAGCATTAGAAGAACAAGCAGATATTTATTTAATCAATAGGGAAAATGTAGATTGGCTAATAAATAAGAGCGAACTGTCCTTTAACTACGATATGATTGTAATTGACGAACTATCCTCTTTTAAGTCTCATAGGTCAAAGAGGTTTAAAGCATTGATGAAAGTTAGACCAAAGGTAAAAAGAATAGTTGGTCTTACTGGAACTCCATCATCTAACGGACTAATGGATTTATGGGCTGAGTTTAGACTTCTTGATATGGGAGAGAGACTTGGTAGATTTATTGGTCAGTATAGGGAAATCTACTTCAAACCAGATAAGAGAAATGGACCAATTATTTATTCTTACAAACCACTGCCTTTTGCTGAAGATGCAATCTATAAAAAGATATCAGATATCACAGTTTCTATGAAAGCTGAAGATTACCTAAAAATGCCAGAGAAGATAAACAATGAAGTCTTTGTAAATCTATCAGATAAAGAAAGAGATATCTATGAGACCTTAAAAAAAGACTTGGTTGTTAGTATTAAGGATAAAGATATAGATGCAGTTAATGCTGCAGCCCTTTCTAACAAGTTACTGCAAATGGCATCAGGTTCAGTTTATGATGAAGATAAAAATATGATTCATATTCATGATAGAAAGCTTGATGCTTTAGAAGATTTAATAGAAGGTGCAAATGGTAAACCTGTTCTGATAGCCTATTGGTATAAGTCAGATTTAAAAAGAATAAAAGACAAGTTTGATGTAAGAGAACTTAAGACAAGTGAAGACTTTAAAGAATGGAATCAAGGTAATATTCCAGTTGCCATTATCCATCCAGCATCTGCTGGTCATGGACTAAACCTACAAGCTGGAGGTTCAACACTAATTTGGTTTTCTCTTACTTGGTCTTTAGAACTTTATGAACAAACCAATGCCAGACTTTATAGGCAAGGGCAGAAAGAAACAGTCGTGATTCATCATATCCTAGCAAAGGAAACTATTGATGAAGATGTGATGAAAGCATTAGAAAATAAGAACAAGACACAAGCTGCACTTATAGATGCAGTAAAAGCAAATCTAGAGAGTTGATGTCATAGAATGTCACTAAGAACATTTGATAAGCTTAATACAAGAGTAGAAGTTCTATGGAGAACTTACCTCAAAAAATTATGGAGGTAAGAAATGAACGCAAAAGAATATTTAAAACAAGCTTTTTATTTAGACAAAGGAATTAATAGCAAGCTAGAGCAAGTTGAAAGTTTAAATGCACTAGCTACAAAAGCAACATCGACCTTATCAGATATGCCTAAGAGTCCTAATAGAGGGTCATCTAAACTTGAGGATACTATTGTAAAGATTGTAGATCTTCAAGAAGAGATTAATAGGGATATAGATAAACTTGTAGATTTAAAGAAAGAGATCGTAAGAACAATAAAAAAGATTGAAGATAAAGAACTTCAAGTCGTTTTAGAAAAAAGATATCTTTGCTTTGAATCGTGGGAAAAGATTGCTGTTGAGATGAATTACTCAATTCAGCATATTTTTAGATTGCATAGTAAGGCTTTAAAAAATATAGAGATATAAAAAAATCGGGTGACGCATAAATGCATCACCCGCAAAACTTTCGTTTTCAATTCGTGTTTTTATTATAGTACTAATTTTAAAACTTATCCAGGATATCATGGTGTCCAATATCTAAAAGAAATATCAACTCATTATTTTCATAGAACCAAATAATGCGAATATCCATATTCACAGAAGATTCCCATATTCCATCTGTACCTTGTATCTTCTTAGTTCTTAAAGATGGATGAGTAGGGTTTTCTACGAAAAATTTAAGTTTCTTTTTAGTCTGTTTCTTTTCAGTATCAGATAGTTTTTTGTAATGTTTTTTAAAGGCCTTCGAATAAGTAATTTTATAGGACATTACTTGTCTAACTCCTCGAATAGAGAGTCGATAGAATCAAAAACAGGTTGAGTCCCATTTTTTATAGATTCTTTAATTTCTTTTACTTCAGCTTTTAAATTTTTTATGACATACTCTGGATAGATTGCAACTGGAACAAGTACAATTTTTCCGTTATCTTCTATGACTTCAAATTGGTCACCTTGATTTAATTCCATAGAGTTTACTATGTCTTTTGGGATAGTAACTTGTGATTTAGCTTTTAGTTCAACCAACATAACAAAACCTCCTTAGTTAGAAATTCATACTTTCTAACTAAATTATATTTTCTTCTGAGAAAAAAGTCAAGTGGAGAGTAAAGTTGATAGAATGAGAGTAAGTAGTTGTAGTATAGTTAAAATAGCAAAAGAATAATTAATAGAGCCTTGGAGATTAAATCTTCGAGGCTTTTAATATTTAGAGGTGTTAAAATGCCAAGTAAACCTAAGAGACCATGTTCGCATCCAGGTTGTCCAGAATTAGTTGATGGACGATTCTGTAAGAAACATGAGAAAGAATACAACAAAAACTATGAAAAATATAAAAGAGATCCTAAAACGCATAAGCGTTATGGAAAAGCATGGAGAGCTATAAGAAAAAGATATGTAGCAGAGCATCCACTTTGTGAGATCTGCTTAAAAGAGAATAGAATGACAAAGGTAGAGGAAGTACATCACATACTTCCTCTTTCTCGTGGTGGAACTAATGACGAAGATAATCTTATGAGTCTTTGTAAATCTTGCCACTCAAAGATTCATGCAAAGAGTGGAGATAGATTTGGAGGATAGTTTTACGTGGGGAGGGGGAGTCGTTATCTTAAAAGCTGATTTCCCTACCAACGGTGCCGCCCTCTCACACACAAAAAAACGGGTTCAAAGGCCCTATTAAAGAAAATAATAAACTAGGAGGTGATACTATCGCTAAAGACGGAACATACAGAGGTGGTAGAAGAGTAAAAGCAGGAGGTAAACCACAGCCTGCTGCTGAAAAAATAGAAAAAGGTAAAAAAGTAGAAATACTGATGAATGATATTCCAACATTTACTCCAGAAGAAATAGATGCAGTTGACTTACCAGACGGTGCTGTTCTTGATGGAACGGATATGCCAGCTCCTAGTGAATATCTATCTGCAAAGCAAAAGAATGGAATACCACTAGGTGCAGATGAAATATATAAAGAGACTTGGGGTTGGTTAAAGCAGAGAAACTGTGAAAATTTAGTAAACCCAAGACTACTAGAATCTTACTCTCAGGCTTTTGCAAGATACATTCAATGTGAAGAGGCAATCAGTCAATTTGGACTATTAGGAAAGCATCCTACTACAGGAGGAGTTATTGCATCTCCATTTGTACAGATGTCTTCACAATTTCAAAAGACAGCCAATCTTTTATGGTACGAAATTTATGACATAGTTAAAGAAAATTGTACTGAAGTTTATGAAGACCATGGAGAAGATATGATGGAGAAATTACTAAGGAGTAGAAAGTAAGGTGATTAAATGTTTGAAAAAGTGAATCCAAAGCACCCTGACAAACAGGCAGATTGTATTGCAGGTGCAATTGTAGATTTAGCATATAAAGAAAAAGATAATCCTAAAATTGCAGTTGAAGTTTTGCTGGGACATGGAAATTGTCATGTGATTATAGAAACGGATTGTAATCTAAATAAAAAAGAAATTGAAACAGCAATTAGTAGGATAGCTGGAAATGTCATAGCAGACATTCAAATAGTAGAACAAGATATCCACCTATCAAATAATCAAAAAGAAAAGATAAGATGTGGTGACAATGGAATCTTTAAGGGAGTACCTACATTAGATGAAGAAAAGAAACTATCTTTAATTGCTCGTGAAATTTATTCTAATTATCCTTATGATGGTAAATACATTATTGATAAAGGTAAACTCATCATCTGTCAGTCAAATGTATCTACGGAAATTATAAAATCGATTTATCCAAGAGCAATTGTAAATCCATTAGGAGATTGGACTGGTGGGTTTGATGTTGATACTGGAGCGACTAATAGAAAACTCGGTTCTGATATGGGACGAGCAGTAACTGGTGGAGGTCTTCATGGTAAAGACCTATCCAAGGCTGATGTATCTGTCAATATTTATGCCCACCTAAAGGCACAAGAGGAAAATAGAGAGATTGAATTATCCTGTGCAATCGGGGATGAAACTGTTGATGGTAGACCATATTCAGAAATTGTAGAAATTGCTAGAAACTACATTAACTCTATTGGTGGTTTTGAGGAATTTGCTAAGTGGGGGCTAATATGATTACAACAAAAGAAATGAAATTAGTTGATATTGAAAAACTTGTACCCTATGTAAACAATGCAAGAACTCACTCACAAGACCAGATTAATAAACTACGCTCATCAATCAGAGAGTTTGGTTTTATCAATCCTGTGATTATTGATAAAGACTACGGAGTTATTGCAGGCCATGGAAGAATTATGGCAGCAAAGGAAGAGGGAATAAAAGAAGTACCTTGTGTCTTTGCAGACCATCTAAATGAGGCACAGAAGAAAGCTTACATCTTAGCTGATAACAGAATGGCTCTTGATGCTGGATGGGATGAAGAACTATTAAGAGTAGAAATTGAAGCTTTAGAAGATTATGGTTTTAATGTAGAACTTACTGGGTTTTCACCAGATGAGTTATCAAATATTTTTGATTTAGGAAATGATACAGAAGATGATGGCTTTGATGTAGAGGAAGAATTAGAAAAACCTACTTTTTCAAAGCCTGGAGATATTTGGACCTTAGGTAAGCACAAACTTATTTGTGGAGATTCTACAGATGAGGTTACTTACGAAAAACTTATGGGAGAATTAAAAGCAAATCTTATCATCACAGACCCTCCATACAATGTAAACTATGAAGGATCAGCTGGAAAAATTAAAAACGATAATATGGAGCAAGGTAAATTCTATGAATTTTTACTAAGCTCTTTTTTAAATATGGAAAAGTTCCTCGCAGATGATGGTTCGATATATGTTTTCCATGCTGATACAGAAGGACTTAATTTCAGAAAGGCATTTCAAGATGCTGGATTTTATTTATCTGGTACTTGTATATGGAAGAAACAGTCCCTTGTACTTGGAAGAAGTCCATATCAATGGCAACATGAACCAATCCTTTATGGTTGGAAGAAAAAAGGAAAACACAATTGGTATACAGGAAGGAAAGAATCTACCATTTGGGAATTTGATAAACCAAGAAAAAATGGCGACCACCCTACTATGAAACCTATCCCACTTTTATCTTATCCAATTAAAAATTCATCAATGACAAACTCCATTGTACTTGATCCATTTGCTGGAAGTGGAAGTACACTAATAGCTTGTGAACAGACTGATAGAATTTGTAGGATGATAGAACTTGATGAAAAATTTATAGATGTCATTGTAAACAGATTTATTGAATTAGTTGGTAGTGATAAAGATGTAAGCCTATTAAGAGATGGAAAGGAATATAGATATTCAGAGGTAGTAAAAGATGAATAAAGAACTAAGATTAGGTTCACTATTTGACGGCAGTGGAGGATTCCCTTTAGCTGCTATTTTTTGTGGAATAAAATCTATATGGTCATCGGAGGTTGAGCCTTTTCCAATAAGAGTTACACAGAAAAACCTACCTCAAGTTAAACATTTAGGAGATATAAAAGATATAAATGGTTCTGAAATTGAACATGTAGATATCATTTCCTTTGGCAGTCCTTGCCAAGATTTATCAATTGCCGGTAAAAGGGCAGGACTTGAAGGAGAAAAATCTAACCTTTTTTATGAGGCAATTAGAGTTATAAAAGAAATGAGGTGTAATAGTAATGGTAAGTATCCAAGATACCTACTATGGGAAAATGTGCCGGGAGCCTTCTCATCTAACAAAGGAGAGGACTTTAGATGCGTCCTTGAAGAAATTACAAGAATTAAGGATTCCACAGTTAAACTTTCTCGACTATCGAAATGGCAAAGTGCAGGAGAAATCCTGGGAGATAATTTTTCCCTTGCTTGGAGAGTCCTTGATGCTAAATACTTTGGAGTGCCCCAACGAAGGAGAAGAATCTTCCTTGTCACAGATCTTGATGGAGGAAGTTCCAGAGAAATATTATTTGAGCAAAAAAGCTTGTCAGGGGATACTTCAGAGGGCTGCGAGAAAGGAAAAAGAAATACCAGAGCCATTAAAGAAAGCTTTAATAAAACAATCTGTTTAAATGACCAAGGTGGAGAAAGGATGGACTTTTATTCTGATGAAAGTGGAACCTTGAGAGCAAGTGGTGGGATTGCACCATTCGTTTTTGAAAATCACAGTCAAGACTCAAGGTATAAAGGACCATTAAAAGAAACACAAACACTTGCATCAAACTTAGGACAAGGTGGAAATAACCAGCCATTTGTAGTATACGATATAAGACAAACTTCAGAAAACACTAAAAATGAAAGACATAATATTTATGAGTGTGACGTATCAAGAACCATTGACACATCTGGAAATACTCCGACAAGAAATCAAGGTGGAGTTGCAATAGTAGAGGACATCTACACTATGAGCAAAAATTCTCATTTTACTAAAGCAGACAAGAATATATCATCTCCTTTGGTTGCTACTGATTATAAAGACCCTCCACTTGTTAACCAGAGACTTGTAAGAAGATTAACACCAAAAGAATGTGGAAAACTACAGGGATTCCCAGATTATTGGTGTAATAACTTAGAAATAGAAAATCCAACAGACGAAGACTTGGTCTTTTGGAGAGAAGTTTTTGATAAGGACGCAGAAATAAAAGGTCTTAAAAAGAAGAAAACAGATAGGCAAATATTAAAATGGCTTAAAAATCCTCATACTGATTCTGCAGAATATAAAATGTGGGGCAATGGAATTGCTCTTCCATGCGCTATATATATTTTCAAAAGACTTATAAATACTGCAAATAAGACTTGATATGAATCAGTATTTGAGTGATATATGTATGTGAGGTGATTAGATGATTTCAAGGGAAATTATACAAAAATTAAAAGAGACGTATCCAGTAGGTACAAGAGTAAAACTAATCCAAATGGAAGATGAACAGGCTCCACCAGTTGGAACCTTAGGTACAGTTTATGGAGTGGATGCCATTGGATCAATCCTAGTAAAATGGGATAATGGCTCCATGTTAAATGTAATTTTCAGGAAGGATATATTTGAAAAATCTAAATAAATAACCATACATTGCTTGACTATTCCTCTATTGTACGGGAATATGTGTACAACAAAAGAGGAGGAACGACAAATGAAAAAGATTGAATTGTTAGAAAACATTAAAGAAAAAGAAGAATTTGAAGAAAATAAAATCAGTTACAGATTTTATTGGGCATATAGGGAATCCCAAAGGATAGGTCGAGACATCATAAACTTTGATGACATTGGATTCGAAGACAATCACGAAGATATGATAGAGAATCTTGAAAGGTTTGGGGTAAAAGAATTTACAATTTCAGACCAGTCAACAGGTCTTATGAAAGGGTTAAAAAGTTTTAAAAGAAAAGGGTACTTTCCTATAGACTTAATTGAAATAGATACAGGAAGGACTAATTGGAATTTCAAAGAAAGCAAGGAAGAAAAAGAATATACACCTGCACTTCTTTTTAAGAGAAATTAAGAATAGAAATAGAGAGTTAAGCAAGATAATTGCTTGACTTATCTCTCGTTGTACGGGAATATGTGTACAACAAAAGAAAAGGAGAACATTACCATGAAAAAAGACCTTTTAGAAAGATTAGAAGCAGAAGTTAAAGCTTGCAAAAGATACGCTGAAAGCTCAATAAAAAAATCAAAAGAAGGCAAGACTGGAGCAGCCATTAACCTTTTAGACATAGCGGGAACAGCAAAGAAATGTGCAGACCAAGTTCATGAAGAACTTTGGGAGGTATCAAAAGGAAATTTAACAGATGAAGAATTTCAACTTTTTGCAGAATCAGAAACACTAGAAAGAGAACTAAAGAAAGCATACAAAGAATTAAGCATAGCAAGACAAAGATAAAAATAAAATTCTAAATAGAGTTTAGGCTCTATTTGTCGTAGTAGAAGTCACAATCAGGTGGCTATTTTTTATGCCTATTTTTCAAGGAAGGAGGTCAAATGAAATATAAACCAACAAAATTTATGCTACCTACATCTCACTATGATAAAAACAAAGCAGACTATGCTGTCACTTTTATAGAATGTCTGAAGCACACAAAAGGTAGATGGGCAGGTAAAGATTTCAAGCTTATTGAATGGCAAGAAGAAATCATTAGAGACTTGTTTGGAATTGTGAAAGATACAGGGTATCGACAATTTAATACAGCCTATATTGAAATACCAAAGAAAATGGGAAAGTCAGAACTTGCAGCTGCTGTAGCACTCCTTCTTACTTGTGGTGATGGAGAAGAAAGAGCAGAGGTCTATGGTTGTGCTGCCGATAGACAACAAGCAACTATAGTTTTTGATGTTGCAGCTGATATGGTAAGAATGTCTCCAGCCCTTTCTAAGAGAGTAAAGATCCTAGCCTCTCAAAAGAGGATGATATATAAGCCTACTAATTCTTTCTATCAAGTTTTATCTGCAGAGGCTTATTCTAAACACGGATTTAATATTCATGGTGTAGTATTTGACGAACTTCACACTCAACCTAATAGAAAGTTATTTGATGTTATGACAAAAGGGTCTGGTGATGCAAGAACTCAGCCTCTATATTTTCTCATAACAACTGCTGGAACAGACACAAAATCAATATGCTATGAGACTCATCAAAAGGCAGTCGACATACTTGAAGGAAGAAAAACTGATCCAACTTTTTATCCCGTGATTTATGGAGCAGATAGAGAAGATGATTGGACTGATGAAAAAGTATGGCATAAAGCAAATCCATCTCTTGGAATTACAGTTCCTATAGAAAAAGTAAAACAAGCCTGTGAATCGGCTAAGCAAAATCCAACTGAAGAGAATGCCTTTAGACAACTAAGACTTAATCAATGGGTCAAACAAGCAATTAGGTGGATGCCTATGGAAAAATGGGACTTGTGTAACTTTGCTGTTAATGAAGAAGAATTAAAAGGTAGAGTTTGCTATGGTGGTCTTGACCTTTCATCTACAACAGATATTACAGCCTTTGTTTTAGTATTTCCTCCAATAGACGAAGATGATAAATATCAAATATTACCTTACTTTTGGTTGCCAGAAGACAACCTCGACATAAGAGTAAAAAGAGACCATGTAAACTATGACCTATGGAAAAAACAAGGCTATATTATGACGACAGAAGGTAATGTAGTCCATTATGGTTTTATAGAAAAATTTATAGAGGACTTAGGTGAGATATATAACATTAGAGAAATTGCCTTTGACAGGTGGGGAGCAGTTCAGATGGTTCAAAACTTAGAAGGCATGGGATTTACAGTTGTTCCTTTTGGTCAAGGATTTAAGGATATGTCTCCACCGACAAAAGAACTTATGAAATTAACTCTCGAAAGAAAAATAGCCCATGGAGGTCATCCAGTTTTAAGGTGGATGATGGATAATATTTTTATAAGAACAGATCCTGCTGGAAACATTAAGGCAGATAAGGAAAAGTCTACAGAAAAAATAGATGGAGTTATCGCTACAATAATGGCTCTTGATAGGGCTATAAGGTGTGGTAATGATACAAGTGAATCTGTTTATGATGATAGGGGATTGATTGTTTTTTAATATCTCTTGGTATTATTCCTAAAACTGGCATATTCCA